CCGATGTGGCAGCCAATGGAACAAACACATCAAACACTGCAATCTGTTTGCCAGTGCCATTAGATATGAAGTTCCAGGTTGCCGTTCCCGCCGGATCCTGAAGATCAAGGAACTGCGTTACTGATGCAGCGGTCACTATACTGATATTCCCCAATGTAGTTCCCTGCACCATTAACACAATCCTGACCCACCCGGTGAAGTTATCCGGGAAAGTGTAATCCGTTTGGGTCGTTTTGCGAATGGTTCCTCCCAATGAATTGGCGGAGCTCTTGAGAGGAGCCGTTCCGAGCGGAAGCGCCGCCGTGCAACCAGTAGTACCATAGAAATAATCCGTGGGAATACTTAAACCCAACGAATCATACAACTTTGGTCCCGCTAGCTCCACGGTGTACTCAGCCCAAACTTCTCCGAGTTGCGTGCCCGCTGGAAAGGATGCTGATGAGACACCGGAAGTAGCAATCTGCAAACTACCGAAGTCATAGGTTTTAACATCCTGACCAGAAGGGACAGCACCCGGCCTCACAAAGAGCCAAGAGTCCGCTCCCTTGGATACGTCACACTCAACGCCCAAGGTCATCTCGTCGCAAACACGCATTGACAAAGCACCATCGTACTCCGCCATCATTTGTTTGGTCGAGAAAACGGGAGCGCCTGCATTGACCTGAAAGGCCATAATTACGACTCCCATTTGACCGGTCGAAGAGGAATCCGTCACAACCGGCTTGTAGTAGAAGATAAGCTGCCTGTATCTGTACTTATCGTAGTTGCTGGCGATCTGGGCAACAAAAGGCCCAATGCCCGGCAACCCCGGATTAGCTTGAAACTTGATACAACTAAAAGCAGCTGGCGTAGCTGGAGAAAACAAGTCGAAGAGATATTCCTTCTTGTGAATTAGGATATTCCCCGTCTCATCCCTCCTGGCCGACGCAATCTTCATTGGTAAAGAATCTGACAAGCCTGGAAACAACTGATTGTACGCACCCGAGCCCCTATAAGCTCCTTGCCCCCTATAAGCCCCTTTACCGCGAATGCCAGCAGCCATCGTTGGCAACTGCCGGAATGTGTACGCACCTGCACCCGCAGGCGGAACTCCAACAGCAGCCTTGACACTTTCGATGGCAGCTTTCTTCGCGATGTTCCCGATCACCTTGGCTTCCTTGGACTTGAGCAACTTGGCTATTCGCTTCAAACCCCCACGTTTCTTGCCACCAAACAATCTTATCTTGTCGGTGCCCACAGGCAACACCGCGCCAGCTAAAATTGCATCTCTGACAATGGGGTTCTCAACGTTGGACCAAGGACTATCCCTATACTCTTCCAAATCCACCGAAAATGACCTATCTCCTAACTCTATTACCGCTACCCCAGTCGCTACAGACCGGGAGTCAGCATCAACCACCACTGCCCCGTAGGCCGAATCCTCGCCAGTTAGGTCGAGTTCATGATCCAGTGTCGGAACAGCAGCAGTCTCCGCATTCAATTCCTTATCCAAGGAATCAGGGGCGACTAACACCCTTTTGTTGTTATGAACAACCATAGCAGTCTCCACCGCACTGCTAGCAATGCATACGTCCTGGCAGGGTTTTGTGCTCGCTGAGCTTTGCAAAAACGAAATGTTTTCATGGACGAATACCGGAATCTTGATGGTAAGCCGAACCGGCTACCTACCACCACAGGTGATTTCTATCACCAAACCTGTCTAAATTGAACCTCGTTATCTTGAATCATCTACTAAGTTGAGAACGCCGGCAAATGAATGATCTCCGACATGATGCATGCATGCCTTCAACCACGTCACTTCAGATGTATAAACACATCCTGGGATCCCTTCTACTAGAAGGTCTAAGCTTATCTCGCAGATATCCCCCCGATACTTCTGTTACCGATACAACTTATGTCGGAACCATACTCAGCCGCATTGTCCCTTCCTACCTCCTCTTACGTTCACCCGCAACTGGCCCCCCTCCAGTCCGTGGAATGCGACGTCTCACATTCGATAATTCCCCTTCACGTGTCAAAATAGACCGGGTTACGCCCAACACGGTTGCCCAAGTGTCCTGGTCTAGTACCAGGGGCTTTGGTGATAACCGCATTGGGTCGGAATTATAGATATTTATTTATT